AATCAACTGATTCTTTCAATTCTTCATGTTTTGTTTTAACTTCTTCTTTTGTTAAAGATAAAAGTTCTTTAAGTTCTTTTTTCTCTTCCTCAGTAATATTTTCAAATTCTTTATTAAATGAATTTGAAGCTATTTTTAACATTGATGATAATGGGATATTAATAGACTCAGTCATTACAACATTTTCTTTTTCAGTTGTAATTAAGTTTTTAATGTTTCTTTTTGATTCTAAAACATTTTCTAAATTTTTTATAGATTTGTTGTTATATACAACGTTGTCTATATCTGAGTAACTACTATTAACTTCTTCAGATAATACTCCGTCAATCCATTCTGATAATGATGAAATTTGTTTTGTATTTTTCTCTATTAATTTTTGTAATTCTTCAATAGATTCATTAACATAATCTGAGGCAATTTCTTTGTCTAAACCCTTTTTAGAAGATAAGTCATCATAGATATAAAAAATCTTAGATATGTCTTTATTTTCTAAAATATTTTTTTTGAAGTTTTTCATGTGGTTTTTAAACTCTTCTTTACCATAGAGTTTTACCATAGACTCTTCAATTTTAGTTTTAATTATTCCGAAAGGTTTCATAATATTTTATTTTATAAATATTACTATTTCAGTAACTCGCCCAATTTATCATCTATTTCACTTAACGACTTCTTACCTTTTGATAAATCTAAAGTATCTAAACCGTTAATCATATCATCTTCTAATATAAGATTTAAATCATTCATTTTTTTAGATTCAGGTGCCAATTCAGGTGCCGCCTCTGCTCCACCACCTAAGTCAGGTGCGGGCTCTGAACCACCTCCCAAGTCTCCACCTAAGTCACCACCACCTAAGTCTCCAAATCCTGTATCTGCAGGTTCTGTTACTTCACCCTCAGGTGTTGCACTTCCACCTTCACCAGGTTTGTTACCGTATAACTTATCAATATTGGCAAATATACCTGTCTTAGTGATAACTTCACCAGTCTTTTCAAGTTCAGCCGCAACCGCCTTTTCAATTCTCTGTTGTTGAATATCCAATTTAATTTCTTCATCTGAGAATCCAAGAATATGTTTCTTAGCCCAAGATGATGAAACAGGAAGAATACCATTACCAGGGTCTGTTGTTGCATCACGGTAAAGTTGAATCTTAGCTTGCCATTGTTCAACCTTAAGAAGGTCGGCTTGTGTTGATGGATTAGTAAGTCCTAATGTGAAATTGTTAAGTTCATCCTCAAATCCTAAAAGGTAAAGGTGAATAATAGCAATTTTATTTAACTCCTGAATCATAGATTTTTGTATTCTATTGATTGTACGAGCAAATCTAATGTCCTGTAATGACAGGTTCTTACCATCACCAACAACTTCTTCAAATCCTAAAAAGGCTTTAGGTACACGAAGTGCTGTAAGTAGTTTTTTCTGAATATACTCAATATCCGCAATCTCCGCCAAGTTTTGTGCTCCTGGTAGTGTATCGATTGGGTTTGGTGCGTTAGGGTCACGAACAGGAATAAAATAGTCTTGGTCGACAGCCATTTGGTTATATCTTAAATCGACATTACCATTTGACGGGTCAACAATTTGGTCTCTTTTAAACTTGTTGGCGACTCGGTTTACGTATGGTTCAACATCTTTGTCGTCCATATTACCAACGTATATTTTAAACACCCTTCTTTCAGGTGCCCTCGATGTTCTATAAATTAACATCGCATCCTCAGCTAATAATAACTGTTTCCAAATCCTTCTGGCTTTTTCTAACATAGAAGTTCCATAAGGAAGTTTTCGGTCATCACCCAATAATCTAAAGTGGGCAATTTCCCATGTGTTGAAATTCATATCTTTGTCTTTCCATACGAATTTCAAGGCATCGTTTTCAGTAGTGGTAGTCGTAGTCTTACTGTTTGGTGAATACTTCATACCTCTTTCCAAACGCTCAATCTGAATGTTTGGAAGTTGTTGTGCACCCATAATACCCTTTTCAGGGTCTAATTTTAAGTAAACAAAATTGTCTCCAAACTTACAAGTATTTCGAGTCCACATAGGTAAGTTAGTATTAATATCAAGTCTATTGTTGAACAAGTCACCAAGAACTGATTTAATACGTTTACTTTCTGAATAAATTTGTAATATAAATCCATCTTCATTTGTTGTTGTTGATTCTTCTGCGTAGATGTCAAGTGCTGCAGATATTTCAGGAGTATATTCCATACTCTCATAATCATAATACGAAGCCAACCTCGTTGGTTCATAATATACGGCTTGAGTATATAGATTGTTTTCAATCTTGGTCCATTGTTGTCCCAAGTATAATGATTGCTGAGCTTGAAGTTTTTCTCTCTCGTACTCTTGTTTGTTAGGTGTCTTAAGAAGTTCTTTCTTATCAAACCTATAAACAGGAGACTGTTGGTCCAACGTAGAATCAGGACCAAATACTTGACCCAACCTCTGCCATATAGTTAAATTATTATCTGCCATTCAAATACTTTTTACATAAATAGTATTAAATATTTAATTAAATTAAATATCACTTACCGAATAACCATAAATACTTCTCATAATCATTTCTGGTTGGATTCGGATTTATACCACGATTAGTGTTGTGGTTCGGCATAACAGGTAAAGAAGGATTAAAATCTTGTGACTTATCTTTATACTCATTTGTAGAAACAGCCCAACTATCAATCATAGCCTTAGTTTGTTCTGTAACTTTTTCTAATTGAGTGAAAGAATTTTCGCCCACATATATTGCCATGGCCATTGCCATAATAAGGTCATCATGTTGTCCTTTTTGGTGGTCAGGTCTTCCGTTAACATAAACAAAAGTTCCCAACTCATTAAATAATCTCATTGAACGTACTCTAAAGTCGTGTCGTAATGCTTCCTCAAACGATGCAATAATCTGAACACGTTTTGAGTTAAAGTTTAATCCAGGTATCTTTTCACGCATTTTAGGATTATACTTCCACTTATCTGCGGCGTTCAATCCATCAACATATAAATTTTTATATCCCATCTCTTGTAATTTACGAGATGTTGATACCCCCATACCTCCAGTAATATCAATTACAATAAATGCCGAATACATTGTAGCCCATTTAAATGCAACCTCAGCAGCAACATCAGGTGGTATCTTTCCGATGTATTCTAAGACCTGTTCTCTTTCATCAAAGTCTATAATCGTAAATGTGGTAAAGTCTTCACTATCACCACGAGAAACGTCAATACCCATAATATACTTGTGACCTTGTATTGGCTCTTTCCACTGCCATATGGCACCACCCATAAATTTGTTTTCAGGTTCACATATATCATTATCTTTCATACGGTCCATAGTATCTTGAGGGATAACATTATCCCCTGAACCTAAGAAGTTACACTCCAATTCCTGTGCAATCTTTCGTCTGTCAAATTTTAATTTCTTTGACATCTTTTCAAACCACGTAGAATATGGTTTGTATCCATCCTCAAACTTTTTACTTATTTCTTTGAAGTCCCTTTTCATTGGGTCCACATCAGAATAGTCTAATATAATCTCATCATCGTTATAATCTTCACGATTTAACATATAATGAACAATATCTTTTACTTTAATAAGTTTTAAGTCATCAGCATAACGGGGGTCACGATACCAAAACATTTCAGTGATTTTGAAATCGTTCATATTTTTAATCGCTTGATTATAAATCGAATAATATATTGGGTCAAATCCGTTAGGGGTAGATATTACAATTACTTTACCACCCGTAGAAAGAGATGCCATACAGGCAGACCAGAAGTCATTATCTGCTTCAATAAATGCTGCTTCATCAAATATTAGAATAGTCGGAGTATAACCACGAAGTGCATCTTTTGATGTTGCAACGGCTTTTACCTCACACCCATTAGATAGTTTAAAGTGTCTTTGTGAATTCTTTTCTGCCGAGAAACTAATACCAAACCATGACGGCCATTGGTCAACAAAAGAACGAATCTTATTTGCCATTTCTTGAGACGTATCAAGTTTGTTAGCAATAATAAGAATCTTTTCTGGTTTTGTTTTAGGAGCGGTTACTAATCGTTTTGAGACCCATGCTGAGGTAACTGTAGATACACCTGCCTGACGATACTTTAAGGCAATGTTTTCCTCATGCGTATCATAATCATTAATAAGACTAACTTGGTCAGGGAATAGTTCTAATGGAACGTATTTGGACTGAGTGTTATCGTAGGTTTGTAAATAGGTCTTTAAAGCATATGGGGTATCTTTTACACAACGTGCATATTCGAGTATTGCCTGTTCTCTTGATAAACCCATATTGTCATCACTTTATTTTTTATTCGGCAGGGTCAATACCTAAACCATCTAAGAAATCGTCTAAATCAAAACCTTCATCCTCATCGTCATCTCTAAACTGACCCATTGATTCTTCGTATTCCTCATCTTTAATTTCTTGTATGATTTCATCAACCATGGCTCTAACCGCCCTTTTACCATCTTCACTACCTGAAAGTATTTCTTTAGCCAATTCAAAGAATTGTTCAGTACTCAATGCTGAGAAACGAGAGAATAAATAGTTTTGAATTTCTCTCATATCATCTTCAAATAACTCATCAGGATATACCTCTAAGAATTTTTCCCAAATAACAGGACCTAATCTTAAATCCCATATTTCGTATGGTAAGGTATCTTGTGATGCCATAACCATTTCAGCTTGTTTTGGGTCGTCAGGTAATCCGTGTGTTCCCATAATCTCATATACACCCTTTAACAACTCGTGTATTAAGACTGGAAAGAACATACCCTTAGCTTTAATTGTCGGTGGGTCTGTACTATCGTCAATCTCTTCTGAACCTGCAACACCTTGACCTGAATCAGCCATCATTTGTGCTGCCTCATCTGGCATAATCCAATAAATTAAATCATTGATTGACATTAACACACCATATAAATTTAATAATTCAGGATTCAAACGGTTTAATTCTTCTTCAACCAAATTAAACATGTAGTGACCTTTTTTAGATGCACCTTGTATAAGTGAATTAATAAATCTTCTTTTGGCTTTCTCCATATCAAACTTATCGAATGCCGCCATGAAGTTGTCCAAATCTTCTTCAGCCTCATCTTCACTCACTCCAAACATTTGTTCAATATCTTCTGAAGATGGTTCTTCTGATTGTTTTCTCATTTTTGATGTATCCATTTGTGATGGAGAACCTATTAGCTCAACATCAAATAGAAAACTACCCTCAGGAATAGACATTTCTTTTTTAACTAAATCTACTGCTAAATTTTCCAAATATTCCTCATTACCATTTTCTATGGACTTTACCTTCTGTACTGCTTGCATCAACATCATTTGAAGTTGCATAAAAGCATTTTGACCCGATACATTTGTTAAACCAGTATATTGTTTGACTTTGTTAACAACATCTTTAAATCTTTTAGATGCAATCAACTCCTCAAATCTATCTTCACCTTCCTGTTCAGGAAATGCAGGTGAATCAGATAAAGGTGTTTCTCCTTTTTCTATTTTACTCTGTATATCTGGTGCCATTCTTTCAGGACTGTCACCATAACTAATTGGTGCTTCTTTAAGATTTTTTTTCATCACTAAATGTTATATCTAAATTATCAAACTTTAAAAATGATGGTAATTGCATTGCGAATGTTTCATCATCTTTTTTAGCCTTTGGTGCTGGTTTGTGTTTTGGTTGGTTCCATCTTCGTTTACCAGGTTTTGATGGAGTTTTAGTAGGTGCCTTTGTTGGTGCTTCTTTTGTACCTGGACTCTGTTCTACTAAATTCAATAAATCTTTTTTTGTCATACTTGGTGTAATGTGTTTTTGAACTAACTTAATTAATGATTCTTCAATCATCTTTACATTACGAATATAACTTTCTTTTTTTGTTTTTTCAACTTTTTTTGGTAAACCCTTATGTTTAGTACTTGCAAAATCGTCAACTTCTTTTTTAGTCATTGATTTAGCAGCATCTTTAACTTTTTTAGTTACCTCAGATGAATCAACATCACCCTCTTTATATGCTTTAACTAAACCCATGAATTTTTGTTGTTGTTTTGAAACAGCCTTTTCTTCAATTTCTCCTTCATCCATACCGTCTTGGTAATTACCCATACCATCATTAGTACTTGGACCTACTTGTTTTGGGTCTTGTGTCTGCTGTCCTTTATAAGGTTTTAAGGGTTCAACATCATCTTCAGAAACTTCACCCTCTTTTGATACTTGTACATTTGTACCTTGTTTTGCAATATCTGCAATTTTACTTGGTTCAGTATCTTTAGGTACTGTAACTGTACCCTGTTCTTTAATCATTCTTTTATAAAGAATGTTGATTTGGCTTTCATTCAAATTACGAAGGGTTTCAAATGCAAAACCCTCTTTAATCAATTTTATTACTCTAATATCGTTAGTTTTCATTCTACTAAACTTTTATCCCATTTGAGAATTATATCTCGTTCATATAATTTATCTGCAACCGATTTTTCACTTTCACCGTAATGGAAAACCAAACGAGTATATTTTTTGTCGGTTACGGCTTCGCAATCAGAATCTTCCCATCCGAGAGCGATAACTCCTTCAACAGAGTCAAACACTGAAAAGAAATCAGAGTTTTGAATTAAGTTTAACTCTATACCTGAGTTTTTCAAAACCCCCACCTTTTCTATAAAATTAATATGGGGTGGTGTTGGTCTCCCTGAAGCTGGTTCAACGTCCCAATCATCACCCCATACATCTTCTTGTGTGGAGAAGATAAATTCGTATACGTTATCTCCCTTGAAATTAGGTCCGAGTTCGTTAACGTAAATTAGTTTCATAGGATTTCACCATTAGAAGAAACTTTAATTGTCTTTCCATCAGCTTCAAAAACCAAATTACCTTTGTTTGTTTTTCCGATGAACTTAACAGTGTTGTGTTCTTTAATGATAAAATCTGAAGTTAATTCTTGTTCTACTGATTCTGAAAGATTTTTGATTTCTTTTCTTACCAAAGAATTCTTAACTCTTTCAGTGATGTATTTTTTTACATCTCTATCTTTATTCATTTTTTGTTCTTCTTCAGAAACTACAAAGTATTTTGATAATACCTTTTCAATTTTTGATTCTGAAAAAATTTCATCCATTGTTTGGTCATATGGTTTAGCACCTTCACCCATTTCTGGTTCAACGTCTGATTCGATGTCCATATCTAAATCCATCATATCGTCATCTGCGTCAACATCGATGTCTGCTTCGTCATCAACACCATAGTCGATTTCGTCTTCATCTTCTTCAAACTTAGCCATTACATCATCATAGTCCTCTTCTGTAAGTTTTGATAAATCCAAGGCAGATAAAACTGAATTTAAAACATACTTAATATTTTCTGATGATAACCCTTGTGAAGATTCAAAAGTTCTTAATTTTTGACCTAACTTTCCTGTTAATTTTTGAATGGTTTTAAATGATATTTCCTCATCATCGTCACCTTCAGGTGCTTCCATGTCCATATCTAAGTCCATTTCTTCACCACCTTCAGGAGTTTCCATACCCATATCTAAGTCTAATTCTTCACCACCTTCAGGTGCTGCGTCCATACTCATATCCATACTCATTTCTTCACCACCTTCAGGTGCTGCGTCAGGAGCTGGAGCCGGTACATCCATTTCAACAGAAGCGTCAACTTCAGGTTCAGCTGGTTTTGGTGTTTTCAAAACAAATTTCTTTTGCTCACCAATAAGGTTAATACCTTCAACATTTTCATGAAGTCTATTTAATTCACCAGCCATCAAGTTTATTTTCTTCATTGCTTGTGAATATGAATTATGATACTTTCTGTTTTTCATTGGTTCAATATAGTCTAATTCTGACTCATTGATACCACTTTTAACAATGTATCCTGATTTTTCTTTTACAATACCATAATAATTTCCATCAGCTAATTGGATTGTATATTCTGATGAAGATGATGATTCGTTAAGATTAGAAGATTGACCGTAATTGGCTATTTCCATAATACGTCTAAGTTTGTCTGAACCTTCTAATTTTTCACTTCCGATAGGTCTTAAATCTGCCATTTTATTTTTTATTTAATTTTTTTAATTGTTTAGTCCGTTGAAACCACCTAATGTAACTGCACTACATTGTTGTGCCCCAACGTTTTGATTTTTTCCATCTGTATAAACGGGGTGTGGAGCCGTTACCGTATCACCACTTGCGTTCCATGGTATTTCATACGTATAATAATTGTCAGTACATCCAGTAATTGCCATAACTATTTTTTATTAATAAATATACGAATTGTTGTGTTTTTCCAATTTTCTTTATATTTAAGATTATTCTTAAATGTTTTCTTCTCCTTCTAAGGATAGGCGTTTATCCATAATCTCGTTTTGAAAATCAAAAAGTTTTTGAATATAACCGTTTCTTCTTAAGAACTTAAACACCAAATTTTCATACGAATATTCACCGTTTTTTTCCAAACCACAGGTTCTATATTTCTTAAGTTTATCTTTAACTTTATCTATTTTTTCAACAGCAGTTTCCAAGTCTTCATCACCTTCCTCAATGTCGTCAATCACCAAGTCAATAATGTCTTTCCATTGGTCAACTTTTTGTTTTAATTTACCTTCGTCTATGGTTACTTCTTCTGGTGATGGTTCTTTAATCCACTCATCATATAAAACTGAATAAACCCCACTTGAAATGTGAGGTTCATTAGTATCTTGAACATATAACTCAACGTCATAACCTTTTACAGTAATGTCGTGTGTTGAGTTAAATAAAGTTTTTTTGATTTTAAATAATTCTTGGACCAATTCTTTTTTATCACCTGACTCGTCAAAGTCATACATGATATGTAAATCCACATCTGAGAATTCAGACCAATTATAATTTGCCAGTGACCCTGTCATTGTCACATCTTGTACGAAAATTTCTAAACCTAAGAAACCAACAAACTCATTTGCAATCTCCATCAATCTTTTTCTGATGTCTTCTTTCATCTTAGCATCAGAGGGATTGTCAGGATTGTCCCATATCTTTGGGTTGAGTTCATCCTTAACATAAAAACTCTTAATTATGTTATCAAAATTTTCCATTACTATATAAATAGTGTGGAATATTACTTTGTTAATTTTTTGTATTTGTATTTCTTAGATATCTCTTTGTTAAAGAAACTACCCTGAGATTCTGCCATCCTGAATTTTGTATATGCTGAGTGTGGTACATCTTCATATAGATATTGTGCACCGTTTTTGAATGTTACAGTTAATGTCTTTTCACCTGTATCATATACCGTTTTAATTAGATTACTAGATTCAATCTCATTGATAATTTGTTTACCTTCAATTTTTTCACTTTTTACTGCCATAACTATACTTTTTTATTAAGTATAATAAATGTGTTAAAATAAAAAACCCCTCTTTGTGGGAGGGGTTTGTTAATTAACCTTTTAACTTGTTAATTTCATCTCGTAGTTTTATTGCTTGTTCAAACTGTTGTTCTTTAACCGCTTTATCGAGTTTTGTTTGTAACTCAGAAATCTTTTCTTCGTTTTCTTCGAGTTTCTGAATTTGGTCTCTAAGCTCGGCAGCTCTTTCATAATTTTGTTCCTCAACACAACGTTCCATCTCTTTCTTTAATGAAGAGATTTCTGTAGATGACTTTTTATTGTTTGAGGTTGTAGATGAACTACCATAACTTCTAACGATACTGGTAACTGAATAGGAACCATCATCAGAAATAAAACTTTCCTTATGCCACTCACCATTTTCATCGGTTCCGCTTTCAGAATTTGTTTTACCTTTCACGAAAAAGGGTTGATTGAACATTGAGTCCATGTCGTTGAACATGTTAAACAGGTCATTAAAATTTCTTTTTTTTCCAAACATAGTTTTTTTATTTAATAATAGTTTATTATCTTTGTAATGTTTATTTGTGGACAATACAGAGAAAAGTATGCCATTTATAAATATATGAATAATGACTGACAAAATGTCAGTAGTATAAAAAAATATCAGACATTTTGACAAAGATTGGATTATATCACAATTTTTGTTAGATTTGTACAGTAAAACTTTAATAGAAAGAATATGATTGAAGAAGTAGACCCAAACGAAAAAGGAGGACGTAAAAGTAGAGGTGAAGTATCAACATCAGGTACACCTGTACTTGATAACTTCTCACGAGATTTAATTAAACTTGCCGAACAAGGTAAATTGGACCCTGTTATCGGTCGAGACCGCGAGATTAATCGCATCGCTCAGATTCTTTCACGTAGAAAGAAAAACAACCCTATTATCATTGGTGAACCTGGTTGTGGTAAGACCGCAATAGTTGAAGGATTGGCTATGAAGATTTTTCAGGGTGATTGTCCAACGAACCTCGCAGACAAACGTATCGTATCATTAGATATGACATCGATTGTTGCAGGTACCAAATATCGTGGACAGTTTGAAGAACGTCTGAAAGTAATCTTAGATGAACTTCATGAAAATCCTGACATCATCGTTTTCATCGATGAGATTCATACCATCATAGGTGCAGGTAATTCATCAGGTTCATTGGATGCATCAAACATCTTCAAACCCGCACTTGCTCGTGGTGAACTACAATGTATCGGAGCAACCACATTGGATGAGTATCGTGAGAACATCGAAAAAGACGGAGCATTGGAACGTAGATTCCAAAAGGTTATGGTAGATGGTGCTACACCTGAGGAAACTTTAGAAATCCTTAACCGTCTAAAACCGTTCTACGAAAAACACCACAAAGTGAATTACACTGACGCAGCGTTGGATGCATGTGTGACCCTTGCAGGTCGTTACATCACAGACCGTGAATTTCCTGATAAGGCGATTGACGTAATGGATGAAGTGGGTGCAAAAAGTCAAATCAATGTACAACTACCTGA